AACAAATTGAACTTCTTAGCACAAACACTTGAACCTATCATCAAGGTAGGCAAGTTGAGAATACACAAAAGAGTTTCAGATCACGGTAAGTTTATGGCTCAACTTGAAGAATTTCCATATCAAAAGCACGATGACTTCTTAGATGCAACAGCTATGAGTATCAACAAGCTACCTGAACCACAGGTAGACGTATCTAAGATACCATTGATACAATCACCATTACAGTTCGCAGGTGGAAAATCCAAGATTACATAAATACTACTGTCAGAAAAAGGTAATTTTATGGGTAGATCAAGCGGTTCATCAGGTGGTGGAAATAACAATAATAAAGGTTATCAAGGTCCAAAAGGGCCAGTAGCCCCACCAAGTATACAAACACCAAAAGTGAACAAGCAAAGATACGACAGAATTGTAGAAAATACTGTCCAATCAATAACAAAAAAACAAACATCTGATCCTACAAGAATGCAAGGTAGTGCAGATAGGAAAGCAGTTACGAAATCAGTAGCAATGAGACCCGGAAATTATGTAACTGATTCTAAAGGTATGCCAATGATGACAAAATCAGGAAATGTAGTTTTGACAAGCAAAGGCAGAAAAGAAGTAGATAGGAATATGAGAAGAATACCTATTTCAAAAGCACAATATGAATCACAAAAGAAAATATCAAACGTGATGACTATACCATTGATGTTGGTTCCAGGTGGTGGACTAATAAGAGCAGGAATCAAAAACAAACAACAAAACAACGTGTTTGAAGGTGGTAGTGTTGTTAGCACATATGGTGGTGAAAATTTATTAAGTGATGCTGAAAGAAATGCAGTAGCATCAGCACAGACAGGCAAAGAAGTAGATTTAAGAAGTAGAAAAAAGAAAACATTATTAAGCACGGTATTTGACAGCACCGTAGGTAAACTTGGTGTTGGGGGAAAATTATAATGAAAGTAAATACAAACATAACAAACGGGAGATTATTATAATGGGTAAAGTATTTAGAAAACCTAAAGCACCTGATCCAGTTGCAATAGCAAGAGCCCAAGCTAAAGTTCAGCAAGAAATAGTTGAACAACAAGAAGCGGCGGCGGCTGAAGAAACAGCTCAGGCACAAGCGGCATTTGCCTCAAGTGCAGAGAGAAAAAGACAACTTAAGAGAAAAGGTAAAAGAACAATGATCGCAACACCTTATGGTTATTTAGGTGACACAAGCAGTTTTGGATCAACAGGTTCTTTGTTAACATAATATGGGAAAAGCAAATTTTACATACGTAAAGAATCTTCTTACGAAAGCAAAACAGGCTCGTCAACCACACGAAGATGAAATAAGTGAAGCTTACAGTTTGACATATCCTAATAGAGATATTTGGGCTCAAAAAGGTTCAGCTGTAGATAGAACTAAACTTTATGATATGACAGCAGTTGATGGAACTGCCAACTTGACTTCCACAGTCCTTTCATTGTTGATACCACAGAACCAACAGTGGGCCTACATTGATGTAAGATCAGAAGTGAAAAACAAAATAGCATCTGATGTCAGAAGAATGATAGATGTGGCAAACAAAACAGTATTCAATGTATTAAAAGATTCAAACTTCTATGTAGCGGCGGCTGAAAGTTTAACAGATTGTATCATTTCAGGAACAGGTGCAATTTGTGTAATGAATCCATCAACAGGCAATGGTATGGACTTTATGTCTATTCCAACAAGCCAATTATATTTCTTAGCAAATTACAAAGATGATATTGATGTAGTGTTTAGAGAACACGAACTATCAGCACAAAGTATATTTGAAAGATATGGTGATCAAAGACCAGACCTTTTAGAACTTGCTAAAAAAGATCCTGAAAAGAAAATACCAGTATTAGAAGCAGTATTTAGAGAAGTTGGGGAAACTGACTTCTGTTACAATGTGTATGTTGGCAAAGATATGGATCAGGTCCAACAAGATTATATGCCAGTAAATCCATTTATCATTTTTAGATTTTCAAAAGTGATTGGTCAGGTTTGGGGTGAAGGTCCAGTTAGATCAGCATTACCACACATTAGAACAGTAAATGAAATGCAGAAAATGATGTTACAGACAGCAAGTTGGACGTCACAAGGTTTATGGATGGTCAACAGTGATACAACAGTCAACTATTCAAACATAAAATTACAACCGGGTGAAGTTATTACAGTGGATCAACCATTACAACCAGTTCCATTCCCGGGAAACTTCCAAATATCACAAGCTACTATACAAGATGCACAGGCAACTATCAGAACAATGCTTTACAATGACGCTATGTTACCGCCAGGTGAATCAAAGTATATGACAGCAACAGAGATACAGGCCAGACAGGCTGAGTTCTACAGAAGAACAGCACCGTTTGGACTTAGATTGGAATCAGAATTCCTAAGACCATTGATCAGAACACTTGTTACCAAATTACAGATGAGAGGTTTGGTGCCTGAGTTCGTGTTGGATAACACAGCATTTGAATTGATAGTGAATTCAGCAGTGAAAAAAGGAATTGCAATGACTGAGATCAACAGAGATATGCAGTTGTTACAGATGGTAAGTCAATTAGGACCTGAAGCCTTACAGGCTGTCAATATGGGTGCGTTGGCAAGGAAGATACTGACAGATGGTGATATGTCACCTGACGTCATATACAGCGAAAGAGAGATCGCACAAAAGCAAGAGCAGATGAAAGAACAAATGGCACAACAACAATTGATGGGTGCCGCACAACAAATGATGAACCCTGATGCTCCACAAGAACCAGAACAACAATAACATTAAATTTGTTACAGGTAGAGACTATGACAACCCAAAAGGTTGGTTCGTCCTCTACGAAATGATCAAGCGACAGGTTGATACCACATATCCAGACCAATATGATCCACAGTGGTTGAATTGGATGATTAGATTAGATCAACAACGCAATGGTTTCACGATAGGTATTGAAGAAGATGGCGAACTTAAATGTCTGTTAGTGGCTGAATGGAGTTACAATATGTGGCGAAACATAAAAGAAATAAACATAGTTGGCATCCTCACAGCCCTGAAATGTCATTACAGCTATGTGGACTTGATGTTGGACAGGTTAGAACTGTGGGGAAAACAACAAGATTGCGACACGATAAATATTTTTACTTGGGATAGCAGAAAAGCATACCAACGTTGGTGCGAACGCAAGGGATATGGTTTGCAACAATTTACTTACACAAAGGAACTGAAACGATGAAACAAGAAGAACTGAAACAGGTATACAAAGAGGTGTTCAACACACCAGCAGGAAAGAAGGTGTTCTATGATCTACACAGGATTGCCAATCAAAGCAAACTGGATCAGGACTCACCAAACCCATATGGAGCCGTGTATAAAGTCGCACAACAGGCCCTATTGAAACGAATTGAAAATATGTGTGACACAGAAAGAACAGAAACAAGCAACATAATAGAACGGAGATAATCACAATGACAGAAGAAAACCAAACAGTATCAACAGAGGCAACACCAGAAACAACTAGCTTACTGGGTGAAGCACCTGCACAGGATACAAATCAAACAGTAAACACAGAACAAGTTACGAGTGAAACCACAGAAGGCAGACCAGAGTGGTTGCCAGAGAAGTTCAAGACGGGTGAAGATTTCGCGAAGAGCTATGCGGAACTTGAAAAGAAGATTGGCGACACGCCACAGGCACCTGAGAAATATGACTTCTCATTCGCCAAGGACTTTGAGTTAGAGATGAATGAAGAACAACAAAAAGAAACAAATGATATGTTCAAGCAATACAACCTAACACAAGATCAAGCCAAAGGTATGTTGGCCTTATACAGTGACTCAATGAAGGCCTATGCTGAACAGTATCAGAGCCAAGGCCCACAGATTGATCCACAGGTGGAACAGTCAAAGCTGAAGCAGGAGTGGGGTGCTGACTACAACAACACCATAGCCGCTATGCGTAACTTCACAAACACCATAGCGAAGGAAACACTTGAAGCACCCTTGGCCAACACAGCTGAAGGATTGAAGTTGATAAGAGACGCTATGAAGTATAGACAGGGTGCGAACCCCATAACTGATGGCACCACATCAGCAGTATCAGAAGTGTCAATCAGGACAAAGATCAATGAACTGAGGAATTCACCAGAATACAAACTGCCACAAGGTGACGTGGTTGGTGACAACACCAGGGCTGAGATCTACAAGCTGTATCAACAGCTGGACAGACTGCCAAGAGACTGATGAAAATAAAGATGGTTCCCCAACCCTACAGAAGGATGGACTACTTGGAAAAGGACCTGCGACGAGCGGAACAACACCAGAGAGAATACCGTGACAACTGTAGATGGGGAACTGATCCTGTATTGACGAAGCTACACGAGACCAACGTGCGATGGCGACAAAGCATAATAGACCGCAGGCTGGCACACCCATACTCAAAACCCCGAACTTGGTCAAGGCGCAGACAACACAATGAAGCCTAACATACAACACGTGGTTGAGTTTGACCACCTGACCAAAGAAGATATGAAACGTGTGCTGAAGTGGTGCGAGACCTGTTGCTTCAAACCCTACACCACACACATAACTGACACGAGCTATAGATT